CAAATAGTTTAATATTTGCGTTAAATCAATATCATTATTATTTTTACCTACTTGTGCAATTGAGTGAATATAAGCAACATCTTTATTTTTTATTATTACTAGCTCTAATTTTTCAATGAAATTATTCGATTTCCCTATTAATTCTAAAATTTCTTTTTGTCCTACGCTTAATTTTTTTGTATCTATAAAAAATATTGAATATTTTATATTTTCTAATTTTTCTTGTGTTTCTGGTGATAATCTTTGACTAATAAATAAACTGGGGTTTAAAGATTTTATTGATCCATTAGAGTTAATAATATCAAGGGTTTCGTAGTGATCATCAACTATTTTGAAAAAACCTAAATAATAATTTACAGGCAAATATTTTAAAATTTGCTTCATTTCCTGAATTTGATTCAGTTCTATAGTTCTTAATTTTTGGTTTTGTAATTGAGTTAATAAATTATTTTTTAAATAAAAATTTAAAGAAATTAAACTTAAAATTCCAAAGATTCCAATAAAAATAAATATTTTAATAAATGAGCTTAAATTCTTATATCTTTGGTAAAGATTTAATTTTTTCATTAGGATTTATAAAATAATTTAACGGGGTAGTCATCTATATTTGCTAAATATAAATCAGTAGGGGTAATTTCTAAAACATTACCTTTTTCAATGTGCTCAATATCGTATCCTTGATTTTTTAGAAATAATGCTTCAAGCCAAGAGCAGAAACCAGCTTTTGCTTTATTATCTTCAAGTTTAAAATATTTATCAAGAAATTTCACATCAAAACCAGAAAGCCCAGCAAGAAATGTAGAATAAGGTTTACCAATATATTCATTTTCAAATTCTTTCGCTTTTACTTTATCAACTTTTTTCAAAGTTCTAATGTAAATTTTACCTTTAAAATGTTTTAATTTATCATATAAATCATTTTCCTCCATGCCCCCATGAAGAGTCGCCTCAAATACTCTTGCGTACCAATTACCTGATTTATTATCATAAACAAATCTTGATATGTGGCAACAATGGTCTATTGCAGGCTTGTTTTGAATTTTAAAGAATAATTTAAAAATTAATAAAAATGGTTTTTTTAACCAATTTTTTCTTAATGAATAATCAAAAAATAGTTGGTGATATCTATTTTTATCTAAACTATTTATTTTTTCTTGTAATTCTTTCGACATTAGAAATTAATTTAGAAATTAATATTTATTTTGTTTAACTGTTCAAGATTTTCTGCATTTTCAATTTCATTTTTTAAATTGTCAAGCAAAGAACTTTGTCTTTGCACTCTTTCAAACAAATGTTTAAAAATACTAAAATTTTCCGCTCCAGTTAAAGCAATTTTTACTTCTTCGCCTTGTTTGTTTTTAGTTAAATAAGGGATTGGAATTGCTGATTTTAAAGCAGTCATCATTGTTTCTGTATGAGTAAATGCTTTTTTAATGGCTTCTAAATTTTCAGGAACAGGGTTTTTTTCTGGGGTTATATTATCTAATTTTAAATCGATTTTTAGTTTTAAAAGATCTTGTTTTAGTTTTAAAAGATCTTGATCTAATTTATTAAATAATGTTAATAAATTGGAATTTAACATATTAAATGATGTTAATAAATTGGAATTTAATAATTCAAAATATTTTAAAATTGTTAAAAATAATCCACCAAAAACAATTGTTGTTTCTTGTTTTAAAATGCTAGGATCTTTGATTAAAAATTCCGCATCGGTGAAACCAATCGGTTTATTTAATTTATCAAGCTTTGGAGCATTATAAATTGGATGAGGTTTTGAAATTGCAATATTGTAAGCTTCGATTAACTCATGATGTTTTTGAGTTTTTGCTTCATTTAATAGCAATTCATCAATTTCACTTTGAGTTGCTAGAGTAAATAATTCAGGATAGCTAGGTGATGATTTTTCATCAAATCTATGAATTATTCCTGTAGATATTTCTTTTAAATAAGATGTTGTCATTTTTTAGTAAATTAATTGATAATCAATGTAGCCTTTTGCCAATATTCCCAAAGTGTGCACTCCAGTTTGACTTGCCCTAATTGCTATTTGAGATAAGGTATTTGTTCGTGTGTTAAGTATTCCTGAAGAACTACTCGCATAGCCCCCAGCATATGCAAGTATATCAAAATTAGTTTGAGATGGGGTAGTATCTGTCTCGGATGGCTCTCTGGATATGAGATAAGTGTTGGCACTTCCACTCACATAATAAAAACCAAAAATTGATAGAGCATCAACTGCTATTCCTGCAGGAACAGTTAAAGCTTGGGTCGTAGATATTGTTGGAATTGAGCCAACAGCTTTATCGACGATCTTTGTTCCCGTCCAAATAAACTGTTTATCGCTTTGTCTAAAAGTTAAAATTGCACCGCTAGCTCTAATTATACTTCCAATTCTTGCTTTTTTAGTGTATCCACTGGGCATGGTAGGACTTGAAACACTAGTTGATGCTAATAATTTACTTACTACGGTAGTTGGATTATGGATTAAAAATATATGGTAAGTTGTGTTTGCGATAGTGCTTGCATCAAGCATTCCATTACCGCCAGCACTAAATAACACATCTAATTGACCAGTTCCACCAGCATAATAGGTTTGTCCTGAGCCGTCATCAAAATTAAACCAGCCAGCAGTTGCGTCAATATCATTGATTAAGTCACCTGCACTGTTTGATAGATAAATTGTTTTATTTGGGGTTAATGCTAAAATACCTTGAGAGGTGGAGGTGGCTAGTAAATCTTTTGGTTTAGATGGATTTAAAACTATCCAAGCATCATTTGCTGAGTTTCTTTGAAACTCATACAATCCATTGGCTATTAAATCACCAGCCTCTAAAGCAATTTCAGTTTTTGTGGCACTTAATTTTTTAATAACAGCGGTTGTTGTAGGATTGGCAATCGCTGAAATTTGTAAGTAAGGCGTTGTCGTTGTATTAGTTGCGTGAATTTTTACAGTAAATTGTTGTGTTGTTGCATAAGCCGTAATTGTTGGTGAAGGTGCAAGTGTGTAAGCATCGGCACTTCCTGAAGTTGTTCCTAAATATAAAAATTGATTATCTTGAACTTGACCCAAAGCTATACTATCATTTCTTGCCGATCCATTGCCTAATCCAGTTATTTTAAAGTTAGAAAAGGGAATATTTGCTGTAAGTGTAGTTTGTCCATCTTTAGTAATAACAGAGGATAAGCCAGAAGCAAAATCATCAGAGTCATCGTCAACTCTTGATGCTGTTATAGGTGTCCCTGCTATTTTATCATTAACCCAGACATAGTCTCGAGTAAATGTACCTGATCCATTAAAAGGCATTTTGTTCCTCCGTTTGTTGTTGTTCTGTTGCCATTGCTCGACCTAAAGATGGAGACAATGCACCAGTAAAATTTTTCTTAGATAAATCTTCAGTGAACTTTTGAATTAAAGTTTTTTCTTGTGCTGTTTTTGCATTTTTAACAATCTTATTTAAAATATCCACTGATTTTTGTGGGTCAATCATTATTTTTGCTAATTCATTTGCTGTTTTTTCATTAAGTCCGTAGTATCTTCTTTTAATAGCGTCTGTTACCGTTAATACAACATTACCAACTCCAAGGGTTTTAATGTTTAATGCTCCTTTTGCTACTTTATCTAAAAGTTGCCCTTGTTCCTCTAAATTAAAATCTGTTCTTGATCCACCTACAATTCTTTGTTTAACATCAAAAACTCTTATTTCATCGTTAACTCTTTTAGCAAAATTAGTAAACTCTTTAGGATTATTAAAAACAGCTTTTAATTTATCTCGCTCTAATTGATTGCCAAAGATTGCCTTAGCAGGATTTCTATCGCTTGATTTAGCTACTTTATCCATCAAATAATCTTTAACACCTATTTTAAATGTCTCTTTTTCGCCATTGTTTAATTTTGCAAAAGCAATTTTTACTTCTTCGCCATTACGATATTTATTAAATTTTAATCCTTCTTCTTGTGCATTAATTAAAGCAGATTCTCCTGCAAATATTTTATTAGCTTCTTTATAGCTAGGACTTGCAGTTTCAAGAATATCTAAAACTTGTTTTTTTAAACCGATTAAAGCAGATGCGGTTTTATTTTTCCCCGCCCTCATTGCTTGCGATATATCTTCATCGATCATTTCTTTTGCACCTTTTAAAACAACAAAACTATTATTTGACAACCGAGGATCTACAAATAATGGTTCATTTTTTGCTTTATTAATATATTTTACAATATTTGGATTACTATATAATTTTTTTTCTGGGGTGTCAACTTGAATTGTTTTTGTAATAGGAGTTCCAGTTGCTGGGTCTCTTAATGGATTTCCATTTGCATCATATAATGGGACTGTTTTATTAATTTTTTCAGTTTTCAATATTTTTTTAAGATATTGCTCACCTTCAATTTGTGCTTGTTCGTATAATGGACTAGCAATTTCTCTCCTTCTTGCAATTGTTGTATCTAAAGTGTCAAAATAATTTTCAGCACTTACATTTTTATTAATTAAATCTCCAACTCTTCTAGCGGAAGATGCGGTTTTATTATTTATATAATTATTAATAATTTTATTACTACCTTGTGTTTTTGCTAAAATTCTGGTCAATCCTAAAATATTTTCGTCTCGTAATTCAGGTAATGTTGTTATTCTTTCTTCTTTTATTCTTGATGATAATTTTCTCGCTTGCTGTCCAGCTTCTTCAGGTGTGATAGTTTTAGTTAAAACACTTTCAGGAGTTGATTTTTTAAGTCTTCCAACTACCGATCTAACCACTGGAACTGATTGACCAATTGCTTTACCAACTTGTTGTCCAACTACTCCTCCACCTGTACCATATAAAACACCAGACCCAACATCAGCTAATCCTTGTTGACTTGTTATATCGGCTTGACTTTCTCCTGCGGCAGATAAACCACCCAATATTCCTCCAAGTGCAGATGCAGATTTAACGGTTGTTCCAGATAATCCTAGTAATTTACCAAGTGCTCCTCCAGCAGAAACATCTGCTAATAATTGTCCCGCAAATGCTGTTTTAGGATAATTTTGGCGAGCTTGTTTTAAATTTGTTAATTCATTGTTTAAAGCTTCATCGTAAAATTGCCCTATCGATTCATCACCACCCATTGCTTTAGCACTTAAAGCTGATACAATTGCTTTTGCTTTTGGCATAAATGGAAGATTTGTAGCGGTAGTTGCAAAAGCGTCAAATTGGCTTGTTTTATTTTGAGGTCGCATTGGTGCAATTTGAGCTGGTTGTTCACTCATCGCAGGTGTTGGTGCGACTGCTGGTTGTTGAGTATAAAACTCTTTTTTTATAACTGCCTCAATCTCGTTGTCTGGCATATTATCAGGAAACTCTACAATTTGATTTTCAACTTGTATTCTTTTTGGCATTATTCGATCCTCCCTGTTTGAGGATTGTATCTTTTAACAATAGTTGATTTTTCAATTGATCCTTGTTGAGTTGGACTTTGAACACTTACTCTTTGATAGCCTTGTTGTGCTCTTGTTGATGCTTTTTGTTGAGCTTTTTGCAAGATATTGCGAAGCGTATTAATATTTTGTTTTAAATCTTTTTCACTTGTTCTTTCATTAATAGCCGATAAAGCTTTGGTTGCCGCATCACCCTCTTTCTCTGATATTTGTCCACCACCTTTTAAAGATTCAAATGCTTGCAAGAATTGTTGACCCTTGATTTGATCTAATAAAGCTTTTGCTCCAGCAGCGTTTGTTCCCGCAATAGGCGTTTCTTTTCCTGCATATGATAATATAGCCCCACCACCCTTAGCACCTACTAAGTCTGATAATCCAGGGTGTCTTTCAAATTGGTTTAATATATTAGATAAATTACCAACCTGTTCATTGATTTTTAAGGATTGTTCTTGAGCTTTTACATCTTCTTGGGCTTTTTCTTTAGCAAAGGTTGTTTCTCCTGCGATTTTTGGATCTAGTTCTAATTGAACTGTTTTTTGGGCTTGCGTTTCTAATGCTTTTTTTTGAGCATCTGATTCTCCATAGCCAGGTATAGTGTTAATTTTTCCACTCTGTGTTAAAAATGCACCTTTGCCAGTAGTATCTCTTTGAACATTTAAAAATTGTTGTCTTAATTGCTCTGTTGGTAAATTTTGGAAATATTCAAATTCTTGGATTTTAGCTGGGGTAAATTGATTAAAAGAAGTATATCTAGGCGATGTTGACTGTAAAATAAAAGCTTCTCTTGTTTCAGGAGATAAACTTTCCGCAACGTCGGCTAAAGGTTGATTTCCTTTACTAATTGCAAATTGCTTAAATAAATCAATATTTTGAGATTCATTTTTGATAATTTCACGCCTTGCTTTTGCCTCTCCATAAGCCCCAATGCCAGCTGTTATACCTTGTGCAATTGCTCCAAAAGCTCCAGCTCTACCACTTCCAAATAAATCTGGATTTTGAGCATTTTGTAATAATTGTTGCGATTGAGCTAGTTGTTGCTCTAATAATTGTCTTTTAGTTTGTGCCATTTTACTCTTATATTAAAATTATGTTTTTTTTCTTGACGCATAATAATCTCCTATAGCCCCTATACCAGCTCCAACAACTTGACCTCCTGCTTGCCATTTAGCCGCAGATGTCGCAGCTTTATTCTGCATTCTAGCCATATCCATAGAAGCTTGTCGATTTAAGCCAGCTTGTTCAGCTCCCATTAAATCTAATCCTTGATAATTAGGTTGGAACATTCCAAAGTTAGCTCCCGCACCCACCTGAGTTCTTCCCAATAATGAAGAAATTTCATTAAATCTTGCTTGTCTTTGTGCTTCTCCAATTTGGATTCCCTGTAAAACACTCTGCATTGATAATTCGTTTAATTGATCACCTTGAGCTTTATCTAACCTATTCATAGCAGAATTGTAAGCCTCGCTATTTATTGGAATTCCTTGGTTTGCTAATTGAGTTGCTAACAATTCTCTTTGACTTTTTAATTGAGGTTGTAATTGACGCATTCCTAAATCAAAAGTAGTTTGTCTAACTAATTCATTATCGGCTGAAGGCAATTCACCGCTTAAAGACATAGCAAGTTGGTCAGTTAATCTTTCTTGTTGTAGTCTTTGATTTTTAGTAAAATCAGATTCATTTATACTGATTGTATTTGTGTAAGGATCATAAATTTGAGATCCTTCAGGGGTCATAATGTTAGGATTGTTTAACAATAAATCTTTTTGTTCCGTAGTAGATAATCTGGAGAATAAACTATTGTTTGTTATAGCCTGAATTTCCTCTGGAGTCATAGGCGTTCCATCGGGTTTTTTATATTCGCTTCCGTATTTTCCAGCCATATAACCTCCTGTTGCCCCTCCCACAATTCCAAGTGGACCAGCAAGCGATCCTAAAGCTCCTCCATATATAGCACCGCCGAGTCTTGTATCGCCTCCAGGTAATTTTGAAACTACGCTACCAACTGCTTTTTTAAAACTGCTTCCAATACCCATAAAACTATAAAATATTTGTTAAATTTACGCTATAATCGGTTCTATACCAATTTAATTGTTGCCCTTTTAAATTTGCCTCTAGTCTCATTGATACATCAACCCCTTGACCAGACGCATAAATTAATTTATTTTGAGATATATTTTCAGGACTCCATAAAGAAACATCCCAAAGTGCCTCATCCCATTTACTACCTAAAGCCTCAATAGATAATTGTTGTTTAGTTGAATTTCTGCCATAATCATAATTTACAATTTGATTCACATTAGCAGTACCATCAACCATTAAAATATTTCTATAGGAGTTTACTATTTTTTCAGCTGGAGATCCTAAATTACTGTAAGCTGTTTGAGCTTTTACATTTATGTAATTCCCATTATCATCAAACCCATTATCAGCTAAAAACACTTTACCATCTTGTCCAAAGTAAAGTCTATTATTATAAATACCCCAAGTTATAGCATTTAATCCAGTAAATTTAAAACCAGCTCCCGTAATAGTGTTAAATCCAAATTGAATATAAATTTGATTGTTTACCACTGGAATATTAAAAAATAACCAACCACCTCTTGGATAAGAAACAACTTCCCATCCATAATTTGCAACATATTTTTGAGCATTATCTATTACCGCTTGAGATAGTTTTGTATTATCTGTCATTTGCCCTTCATTTTGCAAGGCACTTGATAACATAATGAAATCTTGATTAGTTAATAAAGCAACATCTCCAGCTACTTTAGCACTACATCTAATTGATAATGGCGTTCCTACTTTATAAACGCCAACTAAAGCCCATTGATTAGCTTTACTTGGATCATCTCCTTCGTAAACTAAAGCAAAACCATTTGACATAATAAAAACAGCATAATCATCTACACCAGCTCCGCCATCTCTTGAAACCGTAATCATCTTTAATAAATTTCCACCTTGGGGACAAACATAAGACAAATCAAATTTGTTAAATGTTCCTGATATTGCATTTACTGCTCCGTGCCAAAAATAAGGCTTAGTTGTATCCCAAACATAAACTGTATTTTTAAAAATATTAATTCCATTTAGTGAACTAGCTGATCCTCCAGTAGGGCTTATAGAATTATTAGATAAAGCTGATCCATCGAATTTAAGGGGGGTATCTTGTCCATTAACTAATAAAGTATAACCGTTAAACGCTACATACTCCCATTTACTATTTTGATAGCCTGACCCCAATTCAACTAAACTTAAATTGTTTGTTATGTCGGTAATTTTATTTCCATGGCAAGCTAAAAACTTTCTAATTCCTGAAGAATAATGCTCGATTAATGTTTGGACATAACCTGTTAATCCTGTGCAATATTGGGTAAAACCTTTTCTTGATTTAACCGATCCTTGCCCTGGTATAAAATTTTCTAAAACTATTGCATCAGTAGGTTGCATTGCACTTTCACTATCCCGAGTATTTAAACCACCATAAGGAGAAGGTATATTTACGCGAATTGCTTGACCATTTCGTTCTTGTAATACCGCTGGACTAATTTTTACATTTAACATTATGATGCATAGTTAATTGGTCTTATTGTACTTATTTGAACATTCCATATATCTTTTTGACTAGCATTAATTTTTCCTCTTGATCCATTTACTTTTATTCTTTCGGCAATTGACCTTTCTGCAATATTTTTTTCTTCTGCATAGGCTCTTCCATTGTTTTTTAGCCATCTCCAAGTACAATCTAGCTTTAAAATATATTCGTCAATTACTGGAATGTCGCTATCAGCAAGAAATTGGCTTTGTTGAACACCTGCTGAACTTTTTACAATATTTTTAGTTATATATTCAAAAATGTAGTTTTCTACCGCTTGAGGAGTTTGATGTATAACAACTTGATTACCTCTAATTCTATAAAATTCTTCGTCCCCAACTCCTAAGGTTGCAGAATCTTTTAAAATTCTCCAAGTTTCTGGAGTTGTTGCACCAATTAAAGCTCTATGTTGATCAATATTCCAAAAGGTATCATTAACAAAACGGTCAAAATCGCTAGGCAAAGCATAATTTGCTTGATCTACAACACTTGCAAAAGAATATTCTTTTTGCAACTCTTGCCATTGATAATTCCTAGAAAGTTCAATAATTGAATTTTTAACAACTTGCAATATTTGCTTGGCTACATCATCATTATTTCCAATAATTAATGCTGGAACTGATGATGATTTAGTTTCATTTAAAATATCTTGGCAAGTTGTTAACAATGTCATTATTCTAATTCATTTAGGTTGTTTTCTTGTTGTTTTAAAGCTTTAGCTTCAGCTTTACTTAAATTTTTTGCAGGGGAATTTGTTTTTTGCTCTTGCTCTAAAGCTTTAATTCGTGCTTTTAATTTTTCATTTTCGCTTGATAAATCAACCTCTGGATTTAAGTTATTTTTTAATTCTTTATATTTCTCGTAAGCATTTTTATAAAGTTCAGTGTATTTATATTTTTTAATTACTCCGCCTCTTTGAGGAATTTTTATAATATTATCTTCAACTTTTTTACAGACAATAGAAAATGGATCGTTAGGATGCGAAATTTCAATATAAAGATCATAAATTTTATTTCCTTTATCATCTAAAATATTAATAGTTTCCAAATCTTCACTGGTAATTTGTTTTGGTTTATCAAAAAATTGGATATATGATCCATCTTTTTCTCTAATTCTATTGTCATTTATAGGTTGAACAATTATTGTCATAATTTTTATTATTAAATTAAATTAATTAGGAGGATTTTAACCCTCCTAATTAAAAAGGTATTAACCATTGCCATTCATAGAAGGGCGATTAATTTGTGCTAGAGCAAATCCAGCCGATGGAGTTCCGTTTGCAGTGATGAATCGAGCATTATCGATAGCATCACCAGAAACAACAGCATCATCTAATGTCCCTGCTGTAGCGGTTGCATAAGGTCTTGCTCCTGCAGCAACTGTGCCAGTTTTAACAACAGCAGTTCCTGCAATTTGATACCAACCATATTTATTGGCATCATTGGCTGACATTGCAAAAGCAATATTCCCACGACTTCCTGCAACTGCTCTAGTAGATGTCATAGCATCTAAATCATAGATTACAGGTTCGCCAATTGCGGTAGAGGCTACACCTTTAAGGTAAATAAATTCACCAACTCCATAAAGAGTAGAATCTTTATCAGATGCTTTAATTATTTTTCCTAGAGGGTGTTTTTGTGTCGTCGATGTTTCATCAATTTTTTGATTTAAAATATCGGCTTCGATTGAAATAAAATTTGCCATAATAGTTTGTCCTTTAAATTAATTTTTAGCTACACCATGTACTCTTGAGGAGTCAATGGTTAAATTACCATATAAGTAAATTGGAGTTACATAGGTCAATTGATTAATTGGACGCTGAGTTGACTCCTTAGTAAATAATGGATTATTTACATGTTTAAACTTAACATAATCAGTATTTACAAAATACATATGATTAGCTGGGCAATTTGGATCATAAATTACTGAAGAATTTTTATAAGCTAAATTTTGAAAGCCTAATTTTCCTTCATCTGTATTAGTAATTCTTTGAATTTGTTGCAATGAAGTTTCGTAAAAGGTAAAATAGTTTCCATCAGCTAAAATTAGATCAGGCGTTGCTCCTTCTTGGACTTGACAATCAAGATATAATTTATTCATTCCTGCTTGGATGTTTGTTGATGAAGCATTTGCTCCTGCAGAAGTTGAAAAATCATAAACTTGGTTTCTCCAGAAAGGATTATTAGCACGATTAATATTTCCAACAGTTCCAGTAGTTGGATCATCAGCTATTAAAAGTTGTAATCCACCTAAAGTTTTATTGTTAGAACCTGTACCATCACTAAATAATGCAGAACCAACAGCATTTCTAAGATCTCCTAAAAGACCTTTTTGTCTTTCAAGTACTAAATTAAAAATTGCTCTTTCTCCTGCGTTTTGTAATGTTTCTTTAACGGTAATTTGAAAAGTTGCTGATAAGAATTTTTGAGTAAAAACCGCAGTTGAAAATTCATCTTGCGGAGTTGTGTCTAAAATATCATCAGGATCTTGCCATTGAACAGTTGTGTTAGCTGAATAACGGATATTTTCTCTAAAGTTAGTACCCCCAACTTCATGAATAATATTTCCTTTGTTTTGTAATGCTCTTAAAAGGGCATTGTTTCCAATCACATTGTCGGTTACTTTATTTTTTATAAAGTTATCAAGTGTTGATGTAATTAATGATGTAAAATCAGTATTTGCTGGCATAAATTTTATTTATTTGCCCTAGTAAATTCTTTAACAAGATTGTAAATTGTGTCTTCGTAAGTTAAAGGTTTATTAGAATTAGCAATTGGCTTAGAAATTTTTTGTTGCTTTTTAGCTTCATCAAATTTATTTTTATTTTGCTCTTCAATTTCTTGTTTTAATTTTAACTTGATTTTTTCTTCATAATCAGGTTGTAATCTTTCAAGTTTTTGATAAGCATTTTTTAAAGCATCAATTCTATGTTTCTTTGGAATGTAATTATCTCCTAGCTTTTGTTGCAATTTTAATATATTTTCGTTAAAAAAACTAACAAAAATACTTTGATTATTAAAAATTAACTCTTCGCTAGCAGGTTCTTCACTTAAGAAATCTGCTAATAATTCTTTTGCTTCTCGACTATTTACCTCTCGTTGTAAATTTAAATAGGAATTTTGTTCTATATTTTTAGTTCTTTGCTCAATTAGCTCTTCAGTTGTTAAATAATCATCCTGAACAGGTTCGTCTATTGCTTGTTTTAAGTCAAAATTGACTTGTTTTGCTAAAGCTTTAAAAGTTTCAGCAGGTTTAGTTTGTAAATGTTGTAACAAACCGCTTACATTTTCTAGCTCTTTTTTAGTATTGCCTAATTGTAAATGAAGCCTGTCTTCACGAGCACGCTGTTCTTTGGCAATTTTTATTGCTTTTGCCCTATCTTCAGGGTCTTTAAATGCTTTGACAGTTTCAACTAACTCTTTTGGTAATCCTGATAATTCTTTATCAAGATCAATTTGAGGTTCATTTATACTCTCATTGCTTTCGAGTTCATTTTCTTTTGGTGTTTGGTCATTTTGATTTTCATTTACCTCAACAACAATATTATCTTCTTGTTCTTGCGGTAAATGTTCGCGAATCGTATTCATTAATTCTTGATCAAAATTTTTATCCATAAATGTTAAATTAAATTAAAAAAAATAAAAGTCAATATAAATTTTAAAAAAATTTTTACCAATCTTTTATTGCACAACCCGCATTTTTAAGTGCGTTTGTATAACTTTGTTTAGTATCGTAGTGTTTTCCTTTAAATTCAATACTACCATACTTTTTAATATATCCATCAACGGTTAAATCTTCTTTTAACCCATCTTTCATTTTATATTCTTTTTTATCGTGAGGAATCCATTTTGCCTCACCATTTTCATAAACTAATCTTTGTTTCATAAAAAAATTAACAATCCCATTTTTTGAGAGCTAAACCCTTACGAGTTAATTTGCCGTTTTTACTAGTTGCTCCTTTAACTCCAGACATTCTAGCACAAAAAGATTTTCGCCTTGCTGCAGCTTTAGGACTTTTTTCTGCTTGTTCTTTACTTACGGGAGGTTTTAGATTGCTTCCAGTGGCACGATTATATTTTTCTCTACCTTTAGCGGTAAGTCCTCCAGTTTTTGATTTCTCACCGCGTCCAATACTTAAATTAACTGTTTTTTTTGCCATTTTTTGTAGTTTTTTTAGCTTCTTTAAAGTTTTTGGCAGTAGGTGCACCTTTTGCACCAACTTTCCTCATTTTTTCACCTGAGCCAGCTTCAATTCTTGCTCTTTTAGCGTGAATATTTGCATATAACCCTTTTTTCATATTTATTTTTTCTTTTTAGATTTTCCTGCACTAGACAATGCAATGGCAATAGCTTGTTTTTGTGGCTTTCCAGCTTTTATTTCTTTTTTAATGTTAGCAGAGATAACTTTTTTAGATGTTCCTTTTTTTAGCATATAATTTAAATAAATGTTGGTAAATTTTCATTTCTTATTTTTTCATTAATAAGTTCGGTTCCAGCTTTTACTTTGATGTCAAGTCTTTTTGCCTCTCTATCAGCTTGTTTATTGACATCTTGAAATTCTAATGTTTGTTCAAATTCATTTTGTTGATTTAATAACTTAGCTTTTTCAACATTTACTCTTTGTTGATCAATTTGTAGCCTTCCCATAATTTCTTGTTCTCTTAAAACTAAATCTTTTTGTCTTAACTCAATTTCTGCTTGGGCTAACATTTCACTTGCAGAAGGTTGTTTTTGTTCGTCACTATTATCTAAGTAATTTTCAAGATTTCGACCTACTTTAAATGGTTTGCTTACAAATTTTATAAATTCATTAAATGCGTCTTTACTAATAACTCCAGCTTGAACTACTGAAGCCATTGCGTTTGTCATTGATGAAATTGTATTAATGTATTCAATCCTTTCTTGTTTTTCTTGGTTTTGATCAATTTTAATAGTGCTATCAGTTTCAATGTCAATATTTATGCATCTTAATTTATCATTTTTTAACATTTTTTCAAGTTTAGGTAAATCTTTAAATTCTAAGGCAAAACCTTTTAATTTTTCTTGCTGCTCTTTCATTGTGGTTTGGTAACCAATTTGAGCTTGTTGATTTAATTGTTGGATTTTTTCTTGATACTGAGGATCTTTTGGATCAATTAAAGATATTGCTTCATTTAATTTTTCATTGAGTGAGTCCTGAGTTTCTTTTTCTATAATTTCTAAATCAATAATTTGGAGCCCTGTTATTAACATTAACTCATTTATTGAAAATTTTTCTACAGCTAATTCAGCAATAATTTTTACACAATCTCTAATTGTGTATTCCACTTCTTTTTGTAATGGTTGAATTCTACTAATAGCAAAATTACCCTTTATTCTTTGAGCGGTAGCAGTTTCATTTGCGAGTGATTGACCCCTTACTATATCACTAATTCCAGTAATTTCTTGAATATCTAGCTTTTTTTGTTGTTTTTCAATTCTTAATTGTGAAATTGCATTTGCAATCTCGGCAATAGGTTTAAATAACAATAATTTTCTAACATCGTCAATATTCGAAGTTGTTTGAATAGCGGAAAATTCTCCGTCATTTCCATTCATTAAATTTTCAATATCTTTTTGCTCTGCTAAACTAGTATAAACACCAGTAAAACGCAATTGGTTAACTAAACTAGATACCCTATTGTGAATTTCTTCTAAATCTTCAGCTAAAGATTTATAGTGCCGATAAAGTGGAATTGGCATAAGATTACATAAAGAATCATTTAATCCCATGCATTGTGGAATTGGGAAAAAATATTCTAAATTATACGGATCTTTTAATGAATCTAAAATATATCCATCACCACCTAAAGTTACAAAATGAACCATTTTATTTTCTTTATCCCAGATTTCCCAGACTTCACATAGTTTATAAAGTTCATTTTCGCTTTCTCCTAGCATCTCATATTTATTATTTGTCAATGGAGCTTTTTCACCTTTTTTTCCAAAAGTTTCGACTAACTCATTTCTTGAGTAATATTTTTTAAAAGCAATCCAGCGTAGTTTTTTCCATTCTTTTTCTGTTGACTTTAAGAAATTTTCATAATCAACATATTCTATTTCTATATTTTTCTTGGACTCATCAACATAATAAGAACTTTCTTCTTGATCTTTTTCTTCGTATTCTGTAGAATCTTCCATGTTTTTATTTTCTTCCTCTTTTGAGTCATCTTCACCTTCTCTTTTATCTTCTTGTTTGTCGCTAATATCTTTTTTAACTTTTATTTTAGTTTTAGTTATTTCTTCGATTGGTTCAGCTGGAATAAAAATAATTCTTGGAATTCCTATACCTTTAATCAAGTAGCTATCTCTTACTTTCTCAATTTCATTTTCAGCGTTACTTTTTTTAAGAAAATAATTGATTAATCTTTCAACTAATTCACTAGCAACTCTAGCAGTATTATCGTTATTATAATTTGCTTGGGTGATATTAGTTTTTGGTAGTTTAGAAAATAGAAGAGGTCGCAAAACTTGTGTATTACTCCAAAAAATCGAATAATCAACTCGTCTTAAGTTGTTTTTATCTTGATTCTCATAAATATCATACATTTCTTGAGAATCTTTTTTTGATTGCTTGTGATAAGCGATAGAATTTTCTAACTCTCGACGCCAAATATCGATAAGACCAGCCTCCCCCGTCTTTTGTGTTAAGTCTTGTTGTGTTTCTATTCCATTTTTAATCATATTTGTTAAATTACTTAGAAATTTTTTCTTGTCAAGAGTAAATTTTGTTTTTTTATGTTGTTTATATAAGTTTGAACTGCAAATTGTTTTTTAATATTTTCTTCAATAGTTTCTGGTTTAGCTTGTATGTCAATAACAAGCGGTCTAGCCATGCATAGATAGCGTAAAGTATCCATTGCGTGATCTTCCATGTTTGTATCTAAATCTTCGGGCTTTGTTTTATCATATTGCATTAGCGGTAAAGTTCTAAGTAAGTTTTTGCAATGTTTAATAATGTATAGCATCGGCTTACCATCTTCATTATCATTCAATCTAGCCCTTATTTGTTGCCAACCTGCAACCCTTTTGTTATCTGCATGTAGCCACCCGATATTTTCCTTCTCAAACTGATTTGCAATTGATAAACCAGTTGAAACATCAAAAATTGCCGGATCTGCCCGCATTTCATTAATTTTTTCGCCAACTTGTAATTCTTTGATAATTTTAGCAATTTCCGCTACATTCATTTTTAAGCCTTCATTAGCTTTACCAGTACATCCGTAGAACTCACGATAAATAATAATTGCACCACGCGGAAAGCTTCGTTTTATACCGCCACAATCAACAAGTGAGCCGTCCGATACCGCTCCCCAAAGTACACAAAAAGGGCGGGAAAATCCCCAATCAAACGCCCGTATTCTATACCATTCCTGAGGTATAGTAAAAGGCTCGATTGTGTGCTTGTCTTTATCAAATGTTTCAAAATAAGCCCCTTCTATAGCATCCCAATCTCCATCTAACATTGCCTTTGCAAGTGCTCCACCCAAGCCTTGGAGCTTATCTGCGTAGTGCGGATCATTACGCATCAATATTTCATTATCGCTAAGCCTTGCTGGAATATACTGCCGTATCATTCCGCCATCTTCAACGCCCATTTTTCTAAGCTCGAGGGGTTTACAATTGTCAATAAACATTTGTTTAACAAATTCATGACCAATCCCTCCCGGATTACTACCGCACAAAATAAGCGGGAGTTTATGCTTTAAGTGCTGTGGCACTTCTACACCTCCGAGCCTTGCCCTGCCTCTTAAGAATTTATAAATTTTTTCGCTAAAGTGAGTAAGTTCATCGATTAAAATAACTTGCATCTCCGCTCCTTGATATTTGTAAACATCTTTTTCGTGCTGGCAATGACACAAATAAATTTTTGCTCCATTTTGAAATGAAATTTCCTCCTCTGTGATTTTTACAAATTTTTCCTTGATCCACGGCGAAAGCAACGCACGAAACCCGCTAGAGCCCTCAACATGGTTTTTAAGCAAGTCGGCGAAGACTCGGCGAAACAAGTAAATTTGAATATTTGGAACGCTAAACGCAAGCATTATTGCAATAATTCGCATTGCGTGCGACTTACCCCCGCCAGCACTACCGCCATAAAGGATCTCAGTTGCTGGGCTAGTCCAACAGATTGATTGTTTCTCTTGTAATTCGAAGTTTACGACATTTTGCATTAATAACAAATATTTGTGCAGTAAACTTGTCGATCTCTACTAGAATCGCAGATCATAGTTGATTGATGATCGACGCAAACGCATCGACATTCAGCTATAGCAGATTTTGAGATTGAGAGAATTGCTAGAATTAGAATTATTTTTTTATTCATTATTTTCAATTGTTATTTTTTGATCCTGATTGACAACTTTGAGTGTAAGTTGTGGAGTTATGATGTTATTGTTGTTTGTTAGCGTTTCTTGAGTGCGATAATTGAGATCAAATTTTTTACATTTCACTTTTGCAAGATATATATTAAATTCGCTTAAACTTATTTTTTTTTTCAGGATTGAATTGTTATCATCTTCATTTATAGATAGTAAGTAATTTTCAGCGTCTTTAATTCTTTTTTCTGCTGCAATTTCTAAAGCGACATCTTTACGCGTGCGATAATCAGAGTTTAGTATGTCACTCAATAAACTCTGACTTATCTTTAATTCTCTCGCGATATCTTTATAACTTATATCTTGCTCAATCATTTTCAACACATCTTCAATATTTTCTGCAATAATTTCTCTTGTAGTTTTTTTTAAAGCAATTTCTTGCATATTTACTAAATTTATTTTTTTTGTTTCAAAATGATTTTAGCTGATATTATTTTTGTTTTCTATTTTGTCAACTAATTTTTACAAATATATTTTTTAAGTTTTTTAAAAATTTACAGCATTATATTTTTTTGTGAAAAAAAAAGTTTAAAAAAAAAGTAAGCAAAAAAAAATGTGTGACTGAGATGAGAAAGATTAAAGTTTTTTATTTTCTTTAAAGATTTCGCTTGCGATAATCTTTTTTTTAGAAAGTTTATTTTTTTGTTTCTTTGTTTTTTTAATATAACACATCTTTTAAGAAAGTCAAGAAATATTTTTATCTTACTTGCTCTAAGCTAAATTAACTCTTACCCCTTTTTTGCTCTACAGTTTCAAGCTCAAATTATTTTTAATCTTTTTTTGATACAACTTAAATTTTTTTTAAATAATATTAAGATTTTTCTTGACAGTAAATTTATTATTAAACCTTAACTATTCTTAATAACTATTGTTAACTTTTAATATTATAATAATTTAAATTTTATCTTAAAAATATTTTTAAATTATTTTAAATTATTTTTTTTACTATTTTATCTTTATCTTGTTTTGTCTTACCCTCTCTTGATCTTAAACAATATTATCTTTTTTTGAAACAGTTTAAAAAAAGACTTGACTATTATTATTTACTCGTTTAAGATTGTTTTTAGAAATTAAATTAATTTTTAATTTTAATACTAACTTAAATAAAAAAAACTTATGAACTTAAAAAATCAAGAAAAAATTTATCTAAAATTAAATTTAAAAAGGGTTAATTTTTTTGAAATTCAATTAAAAAAATCTTTAAAAAAAGCATATCTTTCAACAAACTTTGAAGACGTAAAATTTTTTCAAGACAGAGCAAAAAAATTTAAGAGACAAATAAATAATTTAATCTTAGAAATTAATTAAAAAATAATAATATTAACTTAAAATTAAAATATATGAAATTAGAAAAAAAATTAGAAATAATAACAAAAAACGAAAATATATCAATTAAGTCGTGGCTTCAATTTTCCGGAGTCTCAAAAGAATATAATTTCATTTCTCTCAAAAGTCTTGAAAAAATGGGAAACAAGCAGCTTTTAGCTGATAATTCTATAAATTCAAGAAGGTTAAAA